CCTCCCCTTTCGCTCAATTTCCAACTATGCCGCGCAAACCTCGATCCGATTCCGCAGCCTCGGCCATCCAAGCGATGGTGGCCGCGTCTCTGCCGCCGCTTGAGCCGCCCGAGCATGTGGCTTTGCGCCCGCAGGATCGGCCGTTCTGGGCCGGTATAATGCGTTCTCGTGCGCGCGCAGAGTGGTCGGAAACCGACATGATCGTCGCCGCGCAGCTCGCGCGCTGCCAGGCCGACATTGAAAGCGAGTCGGCCCGCCTGGACGCCGAGGGTGCGGTGATCGAGAACCAGCGCGGGACGCCGATCATGAACCCGCGCCATTCGGTTCTCGAGCAGCTCGCGCGCAAGGAACTCGCGCTGATGCGGGCGATTACGCTGGTGGTGGCCACCCGTGGGCGCGATCAAGCGGCGACCCGGCGCACCGAATCGGCCGCGCGCGAGGCCAACGCAACGCTTGCCGGCGAAGAACTTCTCGCCTGATGACCCGGGGCGGGCGCGTCTGCGCGTTCATTGAGCGCTACTGCGTCGTCCCGGAAGGCGATCTACAGGGCCAGCCGCTGCGGCTTGAGCCGTTCCAGCGCCGGTTTATCCTCGACATCTATGACAATCCGGCCGGCACCCGGCGCGGATATCTGTCGATGGCGCGCAAGAATGCCAAGACAGCGACCATTGCCTGCATCCTGCTGGCCCACATTGCCGGTCCCGAGGCGGTGCAGAACAGCCGGATCGTCTCCGGCGCGATGAGCCGGGATCAAGCGGGCGAGGTGTACAACTACGCCTCGAAGATGATCCAGCTCTCGCCCGAGCTGTCGGCCAAGACCCGGATCGTGCCCAGTGGCAAACGGATCTTCGGCCTGGCGCGCAACGTCGAGTACAACGCCATCAGCGCCGAGGGCAAAACCGCGCACGGGAAGTCGCCGGCACTGGCAATCCTCGACGAAGTGGGGCAGATTCGCGGCCCGCAGAGCGATTTCGTGGACGCAATCGTGACCGCGCAGGGGGCGTACACCAACGCACTGCTGCTCGCGATCAGCACGCAGGCACCGTCTGACGCCGACCTGTTCTCGATCTGGCTCGACGATGCCCGCGCATCGGGCGATAAGCGGGTCGTCTGTCACCTGTACGAGGCCCCGAAAGAGGCTGCGCTGACCGATCCGGCCGCGTGGGCTGCGGCGAATCCGGCTCTGGGCAAGTTCCTGAGCCTGGATGGCATGCGCGAGCAGGCTGACCGTGCCGCCAGGATGCCGAGCTTTGAGGCGACGTTCCGCAACCTAGCGCTTAACCAGCGCGTCGAGAAAATCGCGCCGTTTATCTCGCGCTCGGTTTGGATCGCGAACAGCGCCGAGCCGGACGACCGCGCTTTCTACGAAAACCCGGTTGCGGCCGGTCTCGACTTGTCAGCGCGGCAGGATCTGACCGCACTGGTGCTGACCGCATGGGACGGCGAGCGCGTGCATGTGCGGCCGATCTTCTGGACGCCCGAAAAAGGGCTGCGGGACCGGGCGAAACGTGACCGCGCACCCTACGATGTCTGGCATCAAGAGGGCTTTCTGCGGGCGCTGCCGGGTGCCAGCATCGACTACGAGGCCGTGACGCGCGACATTGCCGACGCCGTGGACGGCATGGACCTGCAAACCATGGCCTTCGACCGGTGGCGATTCGACGTCCTGCAGGCCGAATTGCAGAAGCTCGGCATCGAGTGGCCGCTGAAGGAGTTCGGCCAGGGCTTCCGGGACATGGCACCGGCAATCGACAGCCTGGAGACGCTGCTGCTCAACGAGCAAATGGCCCACGGCGGTCACCCGGTTTTGACAATGTGCATGGCCAATGCCAGAATCGAGAAAGATGCGGCAGGAAATCGCAAGCTGAACAAGGGCCGCGCGACCGGTCGCATCGATGGCGCAGTCGCGCTCGCGATGGCCGTCGGCGTCATGCAGAATGTCGAAACGGGCGGGGATTTCGACGGCTATCTGGCCGCGCCGCTGATCGTGTAGAGGTCAAATGGTCAACCCGTTCTACCAGGTCGGGCAGTGGCTTTTCGGTGGCCTGCGGCGGCTGGTCGGCATTCAGTACCCGATGCCCGCCTACGAGGCCGATGCGGCCGCGCCGGTCACCTTCGACACCGCGATGCAGCTGTCGGCCGTCTGGGCCTGCGTCAAGCTGCTGTCGGAGACGCCCGCCAGCCTGCCGCTGAACTTCTACCGGCGCGTCAACGGCGACCGCGTGCCGGTGCCGGATCATCCGCTGGCCGAGTTGTTCGCACGCAAGCCGAATCGGTACCAGACCCGGATCGAATTCTGGGAAACCGTCTTCCTGCAACTCGAACTCTTCGGCAACTCGTACTGCCAGATCACGCGATCCGGCGACCGCATCGTGTCGCTCATGCCGCTGATGTCGAGCCAGATGGAAGTCCGGCTGATGGACGACGGCTCGCTGACGTACCAGTACCAGACCGAAAACGGTTCGCTTGCGATCTTCAGCGAACGCTCGATCTGGCACCTGAAGCTCATGGGCAACGGGCTGACCGGCCTGTCGCCGCTCGCCTACCAGCGCAACACGCTCGGCATCGCCAGCGCGGCCGAAAAGGCGGTAACGAACGTCTACAAGAACGGCGCGAAACCGTCCGGCGTGCTCAAACTCGACCGGCTGTTGACGCAGGCCCAGCGCGCCGAGGCTCGAGCCGCGTTCGCCACCCTGACCACGGGCGAGAGCAACCGGCTCATGGTGCTGGAAAAGGGCACCGAGTTCGAGGCCATTTCGCTCTCGCCGCAAGACATCGAGCTACTGTCAAGCCGGAAGTTTCAACTGTCCGAGATTTGCCGCTGGTACGGCGTGCCGTCGGTACTTGTCAACGACAACAACGGGCAGACGACCTGGGGCACCGGCATCTACGAGATCGTGCAGGGCTTCTACAAGCTCACCATGCGCCCGCTGCTGGAAAAGTGCGAGATCAGCATGCAGACGCACCTTCTGTCCGACCGGGACCGGCGCGATATCGAGATCGAATTCGACTTCAACGCGCTGCTGACGGCCGATTACAAGACGCTGGTGGAGTCGCTGAAAGGCGCGGTCAGCGGTGGCCTGCTGACGCCGAACGAGGCCCGGGCGCGGATGAACGAGTCGCCGCAGGAAAACGGCGATGTCCTCTACATGCAGGGCGCGATGATGCCCATCGACCGTCTTGGCCAGCCCGCAGCGCCAACGCCGGCGCAGGCCGAGGAGCGATCCGCAGCGGTGGCGCTCGAGCGGCGCTTCGATGCGATGCAGGGCGACATCCAAGAGTTCAAGGCCCGCCAGGTCGCGCTGATGGAGCGCCAGCCGGCCGCGCAGCCGATCACGGTTCGCGTGGGCATCGACAACGAGCAGATGACCAAGATGGCGCTCGACGTCCAGCAGGTCGCGAATCACGCGTTCTTGCAGATCAAGCAGGAGATCGAGCAGATGGAGCTAGTCGTGAACCCGGTGATCCACAACCACATCGAAATCCCCGAAGCGAAGATGGTACCGCCGCAGGTCAACGTCTACAATGAGATTTCGCCCGCGCCGGTCACTGTCCTCGACTCGCATCCGACCCGCGCAATCCAGACCGTCGAGCGCAACGGGATCGACGAGATCACGCGCACCGTTACCGTGTACGAGCATTGATCGCAGGAGCATAGGCCATGGCCGTCACCTACACCACCGCAGTTAAAACCGCTCGCATGACCGCCGTGCGCGACCAGATCGACGGCGGGCCTGGCGCTGGCATCCTCCAGATCGGCACGACCGGCATGGCGAGCATCCTGGCCGAATTCACGCTCGACGACCCGAGCGGCACCATCTCCGGGGCCGTGCTGACGCTGTCCGGGTTTCCGAAGTCCGACACGTCGGCCAACAACACCGGCACCGCTGCCGCAGCGCGCATTCGCGACAGCACCGGCACCGATGTGATCACCGGACTGACCGTCGGCCTGTCTGCGTCTGACATCATCCTCGACAGCCTCTCGATCACGGCGGGGCAGACGGTGACGCTCAACTCAGCAACCATCACGCACGCGACCTGACCATGGCTGACAACGTAGGCTACACACCAGGAGTAGGCGCGACAGTCGCTGCCGACGACATCGGCGGCGTACTGCACCAGCGCGTCAAGATCGGCGTAGGCGCAGACGGCACGGCGGCCGATGTCTCCGACGCCAACCCCATGCCGGTTGCCGCATACGGTGAACTGATCGAGGCCATCGAGGCAATGCGGATGGCCATCGGCGCGCTGACCAAGACCATCGGCTATGCGCTGCCCAACGCGGCGGGCCAGCCGATCATGGAGGCTCGGCAGGCAACCGCTGCGAACT